CCTTATAATGAAACACAAGATCGTCAAGACTTTGTGTCAGACGGTAGTAGCTTGTTAATAGGACCGTTGGATTTTGTACCAGCTAAAGGTACTAGAACTGCATGGTATCGATCAACGATTCCGACTACGCACAGTGCCTGCGATCAAGTAGAAGTTTTTGCTGCGGGTAAAAGATTACGTAAAGATCCCCTAACTGTATACGATGAAAAATTAGGAGCCAGCAGCCCCGCAGCAGACACGCAGCTAGAAGCTGAATTTGCAGTAGACGGTGTTGCAAATTACATAAGATTAACCACAGCAATCCCAGCAGGAACTAGGATATCTGTGATAAGAAGGACTGGTAAAGTATGGTACGATCGTGGTGAAACCACAGCCAGCGCAGGCGAATCATTGCTGGAAAATGCCACACCTATGGCAGAATTCATTGCTAAACGTACTACTAAATTGCCCGAATAAATACAACTATGGAATCACAAGAGACTAATATGCCAGAAAACAAAGACCAAAAAGATCAACAGATAAAAAAACGCCCAGACGAAACAGGTGGTGTTCATTTTGAAGGACACATAAAGATTTTTGATCCGGAAAGCGGAGAAGTCTTTATCGACAAGCGCAACGCCATACACTACGAAAACATGAGCGTGGCCATGGTAAACAGTTTAAGTAATCAAGGACAAGGTACCATTTATGAAATGGCCTTTGGAACAGGCGGAACAATTGTAGATCCGACCGGACTGATTTCATATCTTACTCCGAACACGGTCGGAGTAAATTCCAGCCTGTACAATCAAACATACGCTAAAATTGTTGACGAAAATCAACCAAATAACACAGACCCAGTAAGAAACAAAATGGAAGTTCGACATATCAGTGGAGCGACCTACAGTGACATTATAGTCAGCTGTTTACTAGATTACGGTGAGCCTACTGATCAAGAAGCATTTGATAACTCTGTAGATCTAAGCGGTAATTTCGTATTTGATGAACTTGGTCTTAAGAGTTACAATCCCAACGGTGATGGCAAACTGCTGACACATGTGGTATTCCACCCTGTACAAAAAAGTCTAAACAGACTGTTACAGATCGATTATACGATCCGCGTACAGAGCTTAACTGGTTTCACAGAGGTATAATAGATGCCATATATTGTTAATTTTACAGATAGCGACAACAAGACACCTATAACGGTGTATGATAATACCTCCAGTACAGACACTAGTCTAAAGTTTCCAGGCAGAAATGTTACAGGGTACGGACAGATTATCGCAGAAAACTTTCTGCATTTGTTAGAAAATTTCGCCAGCGCCACAGCACCAGTAAATCCAACAGAAGGACAATTATGGTACGATAGTGAAAACGGTATCTTGATGATATGGGACAATACCAATTGGAAATCAGCATCAAACATACAGAAAAGTGCATCTGCACCTAGCGTAGAAACTTCAAAGGTTGGTGAATTGTGGGTAGATACCACAAATCAACAACTACGTATATATTCAGGTACACGCTGGATTCTAGTAGGACCTTCAGAAAGTTCCATCGATGGATTACGTTACGGACCAGCCATTGAGCAAATAGCAGACTCTGACAACACCACTAGATCAATATTAACATTTTATATTGCAGATATTCCAGTAGTTATTTTCAGCAAAGACAGTTTTACTCCTAAGAATACTATCTCTGGATATGCAGTAATACGTGCAGGTATGAATATCAATGTTCCGGTGTCCGCACCAGAAATTGCGCAATTCGTAGGTGGATTATTGCCTAAATATTACGGTACTGCACAAAGTGCTGATGCATTGAATATCGGTACTACACAAGTAGCTTCATCGAAATTTCTAAGAACCGACACAGTTAATACCACAGAATACGGGTTGAATATAAGAAACAATTCTGGAATCACTGTAGGTATTGATGGAACATTTACAGTATCTACATCATCGACTGCTGCAAAGATTTACAACAGTGCAGCTGGTAGTTCATTAGATTTACAGGTCAATAGAAACGGTGTTGCTAGTACTATTTTAAGAATATTAGATAACAAAGTAGGTATTAACAAATCCAGCCCTGCAGAAGCACTCGATGTTGATGGAAATATTTTAACCAATGGTGCATTAATAATTTCTAATACCACAGAAAGCACTAATTTTAGCAATGGTTCGTTGAGAACTGCCGGCGGTGTAAGTATTACTAAAAATTTAATTGTAGGTACAGGTTTGGATGTTACCGGTATTACACAAACTAATAACATACAACCTAAATCCACAGACACATATGATAGCGGAACCAGTTTAAGAAGATGGAAAACTGTAAGAGCCAAGACTGTTATTGCAGATGAAATTGAAGGTGTTCTTAATGGTAATATCAACGGCAATGCCAACACAGCCACGAACCTAAAAAATGTCACAACATTTCAACTAGCAGGTGATGTTTCTTCACCCACAATATCATTTGATGGTCAGGTAGGTAGTTATACCAAGGTATTCACAACCAGTTTAACTGCCAACATTATTAAAAGTAAATCAGAACCATTTCCAAATGTTTCTAATAAAAATGATTATGTGTTAACCTATAGAGCTTCGGAAGAAGCCACAGCATCTTTAGGATTGATAAAACAAACCAGAAATACATTTGTTGGCGATCTTGGAGTACCTATGGGAGCGATCATGCCATATGCTGGCGCAAGTGCTCCATATGGATATCTATTCTGTGACGGTTCAGAAGTTGAAAAATCAAAGTTTCCAGATTTATTCGATGCTATCGGTACATTGTATAACGGTGCATCAACTCTTAACGGAGTTAATACATTTAGATTACCAGACCTACGTGGTAGATTTGCACTAGGCAAAGACAACATGGACAATGGAGGAACTGTTCCTAACGCACTCGGTGGTTACATCGACGGCGGTGGTGGTAACATAGATCGAGTCCCAGATACCAAAGCAGATATTCTAGGCGAAGGTGCAGGATCTAGCGCAGTGGCGCTGACATTAAGCAACCTTCCTGATCACGAACATTCATTGCAAAATTCTGGAGTACAGTATTCTGTTGTTAGAGTTGACACAGCAATTAATCCTCCGGCTACAACCGGTTTAGGACCAACTGCATCGGGTCAGACACAATATCTAAACACATCGGGTCCTATAAAGAAACCAGATCCTTCTTTTGCGTTAGGAACAGCAATAGGTATTATGAACCCATATCTAACAATTAATTATATTATTAGATCGGGTCCACCGACATTTTAATTAGAGAAAAATAAATGGCATATCAAATAAACAAAAAAGACGGAACAGTTGTAGCAACAGTCGCAGACGGGCAGATTGATACATTATCCACAGACCTAACACTTATTGGAAAAAACTACAGCGGATTCGGTGAAGCTTTAAATGAGAATTTTATCAAGCTGTTGGAAAATTTTGCCAGCACAACGAGACCCACACATCCGATACGCGGTCAGATATGGTTTGACGTTTCTCAATTAAAATTAAAAGTATATAGTGGTACACAATTTTTACCGGTAAGTTCTGCGACCATTGCCAACACTCAACCCACATCACTAGGAGTCGGAGATCTATGGTTCAACGATGTTGATAGACAACTGTATTTCTTTGACGGGACAACAGCGATACTTTTAGGACCAGCATATTCTGCCAGCCAAGGAATTAGTGGTCTAAAGGTAGCCAGTATACTAGATACACTAAATCAAACTCGTGTCGTTACGTATCTTTACAACAACGGAATATTATTAGGTATCTTTGCCAAAGACTCTTTCACTCCTAAAGTAGCGATTTCAGGATTCACGGGTAGTGTTATTCCCGGGTTTAACGCCGGTAATCTTGCAGGATTAAAATTTGCTGTGACCTGTACTAATTCAGAATCATTAGGCGGTGTTTCGGCAGCTACTTACGTAAGAAAAGATACTTCAAATTCAATCAATGGACAATTACAGCTCACAGCAGATCTTGGACTAGTAATAGGATCAGCAGGTCAAGGAGCCTTTAACGTAAACACTGGTAATGTTTTTCTACAGAATACTGCTACAGATAAAAATTTAATTTTTAACGTTCGTAAAGGTATTAATCAAGAAGATGCGATATCAATTCAATCTGCTAGTAGAACTATTGATCTATATGCAGGGCAGAACACCAGCCAAGTTAATATTGGTGGAAGTTTAATAATCGCTGGAGATCTAACTGTACAGGGCACAACCACTACTATTAATACTTCCACATTGACAGTTGAAGATAAAAATATTGAATTAGCTAGTGTGCCATCACCTTCAGATGCATTAGCAGACGGCGGTGGTATAACTCTAAA